TACCGATATCGGAACCATTGGCAAGGGGTCTTAAAAAGATTTTCTTTGGGGGCGTTTTCGCCGGGAAAACGCGGGTCAGCCGGCCTTGAATCCGCCGGCACGCTTCCGCTGCCTACCCTCGCCCTTGGCGGCCGTGGCCGCCAGCCGTTTCACGTCGGCCTCGTCGAAGACGTAGCTGCCGGCCACCTCTTCGGTCTCAAGCCGCCCCAAGCGGGCCAGTCGGCGGATGTAGGACATCGAGCACCCGTACGCCTCAGCAGCCTCCCGGCAGGAGATCATTCGCCGCCCGCGTTCGTTTTTGAGTGCCATTGCGATCATGCCCCAATAGTACCGATACGGGAACGACCGTCAAACCGCCCGGACTTTCAATCCTGCCGCTTGCCCCGGCCTGCCGACCATTCGTAGGATCGACTGCCGGGGGCAAGTTTCAGCGGAGAGGGCTCCTTTGAACAGTTGTACACCTCGGTAGGCTTGGGGGCAGAAAGGGAGGTGTCAGGTGACGCTGTACGAATTGCTGGAGCGGTATGCACTGCTGATGAATCTGTCGGATCGGTCGGTGTCGCTCTATGGTCACACGATCGACAAGTTCAGGGAGTTCCTCGGCCGCGAGCCGCTGGTCACTGACCTCGAAGACGTGGCGGTGTCCAAGTTCCTGCGGTGGCGAGCAACGAACCCGTGCCGGGGTCGCGTGGTCAGCCCACACACTGTGGCCAAAGACCGCAGCCAGTTGCTCGCCATCTGGAACTGGGCCTGCAAAAAGAAACTGCACCCCGGCGAATGGCCCGGCCTGCCTCGCCAGAAGAAGGTCAAACGGACGCCGACGGCGTACACGTTGGACGAGATGAGCCGGCTGGTGCGAGCCGCCAAGGCCAGACGCGGCAGAATGTCAGGCCTGCCGGCCGCCTGGTGGTGGGGCACGCTTCTGCAAGCCGCCTGGCAGACCGGCGAGCGGATAGGTGCCCTGCTTGATCTCCGGTGGCGGGAGGTCGATACGGCCAGCCAGCGGCTCTTGTTCCTCGCCGAGACCCGTAAAGGGCGAGAGCGGGATCTGGTCTCCCCGATCACCGCTGCCCTTGCCACTGAACTGGAAAGCCGCCGAGGCCCGCCTGACGCTCTGGTGTGGCCAAGGACGGGCCATCCGCTGTCGCACTACGCATCCATGCGTCTGCTCTGCAAGACGGCTGGCGTGCCATCCAGGGCGTTCCACGCGATCCGCAAGGCGTCGGCCTCCTACGTCGCAGCTGCCGGCGGGGATGCCACTGCCCACCTAGGCCATGCCGATCCGGCGATGACCCGCGGGCACTACCTAGACCCGAGGATCACGGAGACGAGCCGCGGGCTCGACTACCTGCCGCCGCTGGACCTCGAAGGCCCGCCGCAGGACGGGGATAGACCGGCAGCGTAACCGCATGCGGCCGACCTAGAAAACAAGGCAAACGCTGGATGATCCCGAAGCAGATTTCGGGATCATGCGTGACCGAGCAAGCGGGGAGGCGGCAACGTGGAGGAGGACACGTCGCCGCACTCAACCCGCCGCCCGGTCAAGCAGTCTCTCGCTCCGCTCTCGGATGCACGCCGGCCAAGCCCACGGCCCGCTCCAGCCCACGCCAGAATCCGACCGCCGAAAGCACCGGATTCATCAAGTCGCTCATGACGCAGAAGTCCGTACTGAACGGCGATTGATGGTGGACCGCGTGCCCGTCTGGCGACGAAAGCAGGCCGATGAGTTGCAGCCCCCGTATCGGGCGTGAGCATCGCTGGTGTGCCCAGCCGTGAACCTCGTTGGCCTGGCTGGAGAACGCCGCCACGAGGGCGAGCCAGTGCTGCCCCGCCGCCAGGGCGACGAGCGATACGGCGGCCGCGGGCAGGATCGTCGTCCAGTTGCGCTGCCAGTAGCCGCCAGTAAGAAAAGCCCGCGGCTCAGAGTGATGCCGGATGTTGGGCTCCACGACGTGCCGCCCCAGCACCGGCCACGCGGGGTCGCCATATCGGTCCTCCCACCAATGAACGATGCCCGTGGCAACGTCGGCGGCGAGCCACGCCGAGACGACGTACAGAGCGATCATGCGTCCTGCCTCCGCGCCCGTTCTACCGCCAACTCCTCAGCCAGCCTTTCGCGGTCCGCGAGCAGCCGCATGACGTGGGCCGCGAGCGTGCCGCTGGTCCCGGTGTACGCACCGCTGAACCGGCGGGCGTCGTGCTCGCACTGCTCAAGGTAGGCGTCAGGCAGGGCATCAGGCACGCCGACACTCCTGGTGGCAGGCCGCGTACCCAGCGATGTCAATGGCAGCGTCGTCGGTGGCCGCTGGCCCCATCTGGCGGGCGATCTTGTCGAGCACCATGACCAATGCCCAGTCGGCCGCGGTGAAACTCGTGCCGAACGCCGCATTGACGAGCGATGCCGTCCTCTGGAAGTGTTCCGTAGGCGGCCCGTACTTGCCGTGCCTGTCGCGGATCGTGGCGATCGCGTCCCGCAGCGTCTGCTCTGCCGGCGTGACAGGTTGGAACCCCGGCTCCCACTCGGCGTAGGTCTCGCTGAGGAGCGAATCGCCCCGCTGACGCTGCAGCAGGTGCTCAATATAGGGCACGTCCGACTCGTCGTTTTGCGTTTCCTCGGTACTTGCGACAACCTGCCGAGGTTCCGTCAACGGCGAGTACCCGACCATCTTCGGGTCATCGGCTGGCGTGTTTCCCAGCCGCTCGTGCACTGCCGCCTTCAACGCGGCGTTTGCCTGCTCCAGTGTCGTCGTCATGTTTGCTCCTCAGGTCTGGAAAACTGACAGCATGCGGCGTGCGTCAAGCCGACCTGACAGTGCCGTCCAGCATCACGCGGTAGTTCTGCACGTCGAATGCACCGCCGTCGTGAACGGTGACCATGGCGAAGCCGTGGTTCCATCGGTTGAACTTGCTGTAGTCGGGCCGCAAGTCGCACAGACAGCCGGTGGACCAGCACGCCGTTTCGTGGTGCCACATGTTGCTCTCGGCGTGATTGCTGGTGCGGTGAGAGTGGCCCACCAGACACGTCGAGAGTGTCCGCAGAAACGCCCCGCGGGCTACGTTCACCGGAGCCGCCATGCCCTTCGGCAGTTCGTGGCCGTGGAGCACTGGCAACTTCCCGAGCATCACCGGCCGCTGGTCCTCGACAAGCTCAATGTCGTTTTCCTTCAGGTCCAGCCAGGCCGTCAGGCTCATCCGTGGATCGTCGCTGATTTCGGCGGCATGCTGAAACAGCCAGTGCTGCCACCTCTCCTCGTGGTTGCCGCACTTCAGGACGATCGGTATGCCGGGGAACTCGTGCCGCAGCCATTGCAGGAACGAACGCACCGCCTCAAGCTCGGCCTTGAAGTCCCGCCGCTTGGGGTCTTTCATGTACCGGCTGATGGCGTAGAAGTCGGCGATGTCGCCGTTGAGCAGCAAGGCGGCGAGACGCTGCGTCTTCAGATGGCCAACGGCCGCGGCGACGGCAACCTCAGAGTGATACGGCACATGCACGTCAGACAGGATGCCGACCGGGCCAGTGACCTTGAGCACATGCGGCGTCCACGCCTCCGTCATGGCCCGAGGCATTGAGTACAGGTGGCCGTTCGTTCGTGCCGGGCGAGGTGCCACTGCCTTGGTATGCCGTTGATCGTGCACGCCGTTGCGACCAAACTGCCGCATGATCCGTTTGCGGGCTTGCTCAAACGTGATCGCGTTGTTGGACTCGGCCACCAGCCGCCTCGCCAGCGAACGAGTGTTGGCCTCAGGGTGCGTCGTGCACAGCCGCCTAGCGAGTTCCGTGATTGGGTCGCCTGCCATTGGCACGCTCCTTCGTTGTTGGCTTCTTGCCTGTGCTTCGCCTCAACACCACATTGCCATCCTCGTCGGGGACCGGGTTCGGCCCCTCGTCGTCGTCGTCGTACTCGGCGTCGTCCATGCTGCTGTGCAACGGAGAAGAATTGGCCTGCGGCGGCTTACGCTTTGCCACGATGCAGCCTCCTCGCGTTGCTGATCGCTCGTCTCACCAGCACCCTACCGGCCACGTCAACAAACGGCAGGCCACGCTTCGTCGCCTCCTCGCGGAGCCAGCCGACGATGGTGGGGATGTTGGCCTCGCACCATTCGCAGCCGCGGCGGTCCATCTCCTCCGCTCTGGCTGTGCACTTGCAGCCGGGCTCGGCCTTGATGCCGATGCGGCCGAGGAGCCGCTTGAGTTCCGTCCCCGGGCCGTACCCGAGCGGCCTTGGCTTCCGCTGCACCGTGATGATGATGCGGCCGTCTGACTCGGTGTCGTCGCCGAGCACCTGCCGCACAGCGGCCAATACCCGGTCGTCGTCGGGCTGACCGCGGAACGTGACGACGGCGGTGCCTGCCATCAGCATTTCCCCCCGCTGGCGCCGGCGTCGCAACAGTCTTGCGGCATCAGTTGCCGATCGCCGCCGTCAATCTCGTGCCGCACCTGCTTCCACTGGTTGCCGGTGCAGTTGGCGTTGTTCCAGTCGGCAATGCAGTCCGCCTCGCTGTCATAGCCGTAGGCCGCTTCCCACAAGTCGCCGGTGTCAGCATCGACGCCGATGATCGGATTGAGCACGCACGGGCAGACGTAAACGATCGCCTTCCACTCCGTGACCACGTCTTCGCTGCCGCACTTGTCGGTGCGAGTCACAGTGATCGTGACCATCTTGCAATTCTGCGGCGGGCAAAACCCGAGAGGGTCAGAAGTGATCCCCGTGTACGGGTCTGCTTGCAACGGGCACGCAGGGTCTTGCGGCCCGGATCCTTGATGCGTGAACTCCCAGTCCACGGTCTTGGCGTAAAACCGCTTGTCGTCGGTTGCCGGGTCGCAGTCGTATTCGTATGCCGGCGGGTTGGCGCACGAACCGCAGTCGTCTGCTTCCTGCCACGGCAGGGCTGGCAAGTCGTTGCGAGTGCCGCGGACAAACAGCGCGTCGGCAATCGGGTCGCCGGTGCTCTGGCCCGACCGAAAGACAAGCTTGTGAATATCCGGCGTGCCGGCCCCTGTGAACTGGCCGCTGCCCTTGTAGTGCGTCAGGCCGTCGCCGGTGAAGTCTGGCGGATTTGCCCCGTCTGGGCAGAGCTCCTCAAGCATCGCCGGTGTGGCTGGCTCGCCGTCGATCAGCGGAGCAGGCCAGCCGAACCCAGTTTGTGGGTTGTACCACGCTCCACACGGGTTGCCGTTCTCAGCGCACCAGCCTGGGTAGGGCTCGCCTCCAAACGGGATCAACGCTTCCTGGCAAGCCGTGATGCACGCGGACTGCGTCGGATAGTTGCTGGTCAGGTTGCAAACGCCAGCGCGGTCGAGGCCGTCATACAGCGACAGGTCTTCGTCCGGGCGAAGGTAGTAGTTGCCCGGCTCGCCGTAGACTGCGTAGTAGTTGAAGAATGATTGCCACGTAACGCACTGGCAGCAACTGCACGTCGGGCATGCACACGGCGTCTGGCAGCAGTTCGAGCAGGGCAGGAGCACCACAGGTCAGCACTCCGCGGCGATGACGTACCAGCCGAAGCCGTTGTTGCTCACGGCCACGTAAGCCGACGTGGGGATGTCGGCAAAGATGTTGTGTGCGACCTGCGTGCCGGCCGTCGCCGTTGGCCTCGAGGTGGCAGTGCTGGGCGGCCCGGCATAGAGCGTGATCACTGCCGACGAAGCCTTGGACCAGGCTGCCGTGCCTACCTGCCCGATCATGATGCGGACGCCTGCCGCCCCTCGCTCGCTGTCGGGGCCAGCGGTCTTGAGCCGGGGGCCGGAACGCTCCACCACGCGCACGGTGTGGCCGATACGCTTGGCGTCCTCCTCGCTGAAGCCGTAGACCGGCATCGGTCACCTCGACAGGACGAGGTACTGCACCCGAGCGGCCGACGTGTACTGCGTGCTCGTCACCGCTCGCAGGCCGATGGTAGACGCCGCCATGCCACGCTGGAGCTCGAGCACCTCTTGGTTGTTCGTGCCGTCATACCGGCCGATGAACACGGCGTGCGTGCCGGCCGTCTGCGTCGCCAGATTGCGGAACGCCGCGTAGCCGGGGGCCGACACCACGCCGAGCGACAGCGTCTGCACCGCCGTACCGACGGTCACAACGCCAGCCGCCGCCGCCTGCGTCGTCTGGTTCGCCTTCACCGAGGCTGCCGCGAACCGGTCGGAAAAGTTGCCGTTGTCGCACTGGAGCGACACCGAGACCCTGACTTCGTCTGCCATTAGATTCCAGCCTCCGAGAAGATGTTGCCGTGTGATTTCTCTGGGTACGGATAGAACGTCAACTGCGCCATGTTTCCAGACGCATACGGCGGCACAAGCGATGCCGCGGCCACCGCTTGGCCATTGCCGTCCAAGGGAACGGGCTTGCTGACAGGATTGCCGCGAACGTCAAGAATGGCCCGGCGTTCATTGTTGACGAGCTCATTGAACCCTGCGTCCCACACCGTTACGACGTGCCCCTTAGGGTCGTACAGCCACTCCACCGAAACCGTCCACAGGGACTGCTTGTCGTCGTATTCTGCGTTGTAGCCCAAGCAGAGCATGGTGCGACGGGCACCGCCGATGAACGGCTGATCGTTTGTTGTGTTGACGTATTTAGTTAGGGTGTTGAAGTTTGGCGTCGCCACTTTGGTGTTGGTGTACTTGAACCGAAGCAGGCAGCGATTTTCTGTGAGCCCATCAAGCGGATCGCCTGCGGAATTTTTTGCCGACTTTGGGTCGTTGTCGAACTCTCCATTGGCACCGTGATCGTCAAGCGGGCACTCTTTTTGCTCTGTCGTGACGCTCAGCCTCTGCCACGATTCTTCGTCTTCCTCCTCGGGAGTCGGCTGCTCCGTGTCCTCTTTCTGTGCCTCGTAGGACAGCGTTATCTTGACCGCCCTGTCGGCGTCGTCGCCCTTATAGAAAGCGAACTTGCGGCCTTTCACCTTGAACAACACGCCTGCTATCAACCGCATGTCGCCGACCTGCGGAATCTTGCCACCGCTCAGGTTGGGCCATGACGTTGAGTCTTCTGCCAGTGCAGCAAAGTCAGGCAGTGAGTCATGCAATGCCAGCAGGTCCACGGAGCCCTGAAGCGTCACCTTGCCCTTGGACTCAAGGCTTTCGCTGAACTCGAAGGACCGCAATTCTCGAACGTCGGTAATAGCCATTAGCCGATCACCGCAAGGCCGGCTGGATCAAGCCGGGCTGCGATGTCCTCCAGTGCGTCGGCAGACCGCTCCGTGTTCTCTGCCGTTTGCCGGGCGTCGTCCTTCACGTCGAGCCGCGGATCGGCCCCACGCAGGATGTTGTTCCGGAACGTCTCGCCCTCGGAACTGCCGACCACGATGGCACGAAGTTCCTGCACGGACGCCTTGATCGCGGCACCGACGGCCTGGGCCACGGGCTGCGTTCCCGGAGGCGGCGCGCCTCCCTTGGCGGCGTTCGCTGCGGCGTCGGCTTGGGCCTTGGCAAGAGCGGCGTCAAACGCACCGAACGGGTTGGTGATGTTGTTGATGCCGTTGGCGAAGCCTTCGGCCGCTTGCTCCCCGTACTCCTTGCCGAGTTTGTCCACGCCTCGCTGCATCTTGGCGGCACCCGCAGCGCCAGCATCGAGCGAACCGGCAAGGTCCGTGAACCCGGCCGCCTCGGCCAGCCGAGCCAGCGACTTGGCTAGGCTTTGAACGCCGGAAAGGATCACTGAGAACACAGCACTAAACGCCTGGCTCAGTTTTGCGTTGATGGCGAAGATGATCTGAAACACGCCGTACAGGACGGTGAAGGCACCGACGACACCACGGAGTACGCCGGTAAATACAGCGGCCGCCGTAGATGCGAGGCTCCAGCCCTTGGTGTTCTCAGCGAAAAACCCGACGATCAGATTCGACACGGCCGTGATGGCCGGCGCAATGCCGGCCGTGAACTGGAGAATGAAACCCTTCACCGGCAGGATGAGCCTGCCGAGTGCGTCGCCCATCCCCTCGATGGCGGCCGTCTGCTCGCCGCTCATCTTCACGCCGAGGTTCGTCAGCAGCGTGTCCATCTCCCGGATGCCGTCGCCGCCTTGCCGCAGGAAGTTCAGCATGCCCTGCCCTGACCGGCCAAAGATGTCGATCGCCGCTGCGGCCTGCATCTGCGGCGGCAGGGCTGCGATTCGGTCGGCGATGAGGGCAAACTGGCCGGCAGTGTCCAGCCCCGCCATGTCCTGCATGGTCAGGCCGAGACCCTGAAACGCCTTGACGGCCGCCGGCGTGCCGGCCGCCAGTTCGCTCGTCATCCTGGCCGTGCGACGCAGCCCGCCGGTGAGCTGCTCTTGGCTTACGCCGACCTCGCCGGCCGCGTGCTGGAGAACCTGCAACTGGCCAGACGCCACGCCAAGTTCCGTGGACAGGTTTTGCACGCCCTCGGCGTAGTCCATTGCCTGGCCGATGGCCACGAACGGGGCCGTAAGGGCAGCGATGACACCTAGCGGCAAGAGCAGGCTCTTCATCGCCCCGCTTAGGATCGCCACGCCCACCGCCGCCGTAGACGCTCCGCGGCCAAGCCCGAGAACCCCCATTGCGGCACTGGCGAAGCCGTTGCCCATCCCGCCGGTCATCCGGCTCACCAGACCCTGGAAGCCGCTCAACTGCTTCCCAGCGCTCGCCAGACCGGCAGTCAGCCCGCCCGTGGATGCCGTGATCGAGACGTTGACGCGGCCGAAGTTCTTCGCCATCACTGGCCTCCGATCGCACGGAAGGCCGCCACGATCTGCTCAGGCGTCTGCGACCGCTTCGGCACGGGCATGAAGTCGTCAGGCTTGCGACGCGGCGAACCCTTGGAACGGTGGGCGGACGCGAACTGTGACATGGCCATCGCGTCCCTCAACCACTCGTCGCCCCACGGTTCCAATTGGTAGTAGCCCATCCAGGCGTACAACTGATCGACGCTCATCGAATCCGCCAGGCCGCCAGGCTCCTCAACGTTCCAGACCCCCAGCTTCAATGCCAGCCGGTAGAGGAACTGCATGACCGGCTGGCGCTCTATTTTCCCGCGGCCTCCTCCACAGGATTGGCACCAAGCCCGTTCAGTTTGAACACCGCATCGACGATCCGCTGCACGGCGTCGGCGTCGAACTCGCCGATTCGCTCTTCGTCCGCCTCGGTGAACAGCGGCTTGCCGTCGTCGTCCACGCACGACAGGGCCACGACCTTCGCGGACACGTTCTTGAGGTTGACCGCCCCGCCGACCTTGCCGCCGGTGGCGATCTCCTCGAAGCGGTTCCGCATCCGGCTGGTGAACTTGGTGACCCACACCTCGGCGTCCTCGCCAAGTTCGGGCACCGGCACCTTCACCTTCGGCAGCGGCCGACGCCGCTTGAAGAACTCATCACGACTCAGAGCCATGCGCGCCTCCCTGCGTCACACCAATCAACCAAGGGCACCCGAGAGCTTGATCGTCACAGAGCCCGACTGCATGTCTTCCATTTGGGCACCGGCCTCGTAGCCGGTCATGTAGCCGAACGCCGACCACAGCGTCACAGCCGTGCCACCGTTGGCCCAGTACACGCTCACCACCTGATTGGTGGCGACGTTCGCCAGGTCGGCGACGGGCTTCACGGACGGGTCGTGCAGCACCTCAACCGAGACTTCGCCCGGGTCGTAGATGCTCGAGGCCACGAACTCCTTGGCCGAGGACAGCATGTGCGTCGCGTCGGCAACGGCCCGTGCGATGCCGTTGTGGTTCACGCCGGTGATCTTGTAGCCGGTCGCGGTGTGCAGCGCGGTGCCGAACGAAACGTAGGTGCCCTGTCCGATGTCAGCAGCCATGTTCAACTCTCCGAGTGGGTGATCTCGACTGTCAGGTCCGTCCGGTAAATTGGCGTCTGGTCGCCGGGGTTGGCAGGCTCTTGCTGGTCGTTTTCGTCCTTGACCGTGACGAGCCGAACCGCCGCCGTCCGCTTGAATTGTAAGGCTGCCCGCACCGCTCGCCCGAGGTTGCGGCAGTCCACCAGACGGGTCGAAATGCACGACACCGTGTACGTCGTCCGCGTGATCCCGGTCATCCCCTGCATGTGCATGTACGGCCCACGGCTGGCGTCCTGGCGGTCGATGACCAGGCACGGCAGCGTCGTCCCCTGCGGAGCCTGGACGGCGTAGATCCGCGAGCCGACGGACGCTGCGATGTCGGCTGAGACCGACAGCAGCTGCAGCAGGGATTCGTCGATGAACGTCGTGGCTGGCATCACATCCCCTTGGCAGCACGGCGGGCGTTCTCGGCCACGGCCTTGTCTACGGACCGGCCCAGTTCCTCAACGAGTTGCTCGCGGATTCGCGGCAGCGTGCGGTCCGCCCACTGGCCGAACTTGCCCGTGCCGGGGACGGCAGCCACCTCGGGGAAGTACGCAGCCCCGCCGTCTTCGGCCCCGATCAAAGCCACCTTGCCCATGAGGTACGGGTACTGCTTGGCCATCG